CCCTTGAGGCGCTGTTGTCAGAGAAATCCGGGCGCACCCGGCAACCAGTGGTGGGAAGCCGTGCGCGCGCTTCCACCGACATCGAAACGCGGCGTGCCGCAATAAGGAGCTGATCATGGATAAAATCCTTGAGCTGAGAACCCGCCGCGCGGGTATCATCGACCAAATGGATGCGCTGCTCGCATCTGTGCCCGATGGTGACGATATGACTGCCGAGCAGGTAACCGCTTTTGATGCGCTGAAAGCGCAGGATGACAAAGCGGCGGCTGAACTGACACGCCTCGAAGATCTTGAGCGCCGCCGCGCTGCCGCTGCACGTATGCCTGAGCCTCTTCCCGGCAGCACCGCGCCGACTGCTGACACCACGCCTGCGAAACCCGCTGAAAAGGGCCTAACCTTTGGCCGCATGGTCCGCACGATCGCAGCTGCGGGTGGCAACCACTACGTGGCGCAACAGATGGCTGAAGCTAATGGCGACAGCGGCCTCTTTGCCAATCAGAACATGAGCACCGGTACCGCAGGCGGTTTTCTTGTGCCTGAAGACGTTTCGACCGAAGTGATCGAGCTGCTGCGCCCTGTCAGCGTTGTGACTGCCATGGGCCCGCGCATCGTGCCGATGCCCAACGGTAACATGACCACAAACCGCCGCGTCAGCGGTGCCAACTTCGGTTATGGCGGCGAGCAGGAAGATGCGCCGGCAACTGGCTACGAATACGGGCAGGTCAAGCTGTCTGCGAAGAAGCTCAGCGGCATCATTCCGGTTTCGAATGACCTGCTGCGCTCCAGCTCGACGGCTGTGGATCGTATGATCCGCGATGATGCCGTCGAAGATGCTGCGCAAATTCAAGATCGTCACTTCCTGCGCGGTGCCGGTACCGAGTACAAGCCCAAGGGTTTCCGTTACCAGCACATCGGTACGCCGTTTGAGGCCACCCATATTCTGACAATGACGGCTTCCCCGGACGTGCAGAAGGTCGACAACGATCTTGGTGCGATGGAATTGGCCCTCGGTAACAACAATATTGTCTATACCGGCGCGCATTGGGCGATGTCGCCCCGGACGGCGATGTTTCTGACGAACCTTCGTGACGGCAATGGCAACAAGGTCTACCCAGAGATGGGCGACAACATGCTTCGCAAGAAGCCTGTCCACATCACGACCGAAATCCCCGACAACCTAGGCGACGGTGGCATCGCGTCCGAGATCATGCTGGTGCACCCTGGTCACGTTATGGTCGGCGAGCACATGGGCATTGAGATCGCGATGTCGACCGAAGCCGCTTACAAAGATGCGAGTGGCACAATGCAGGCAGCGTTTAGCCGTGATGAAACGCTGATGCGCATGATCATGCAGCATGACATCGGCCTGCGCCATCTGGCGGCGCTGTCCATCCTGACCGGCGTCACCTGGGGCACATAAGGCCAACTCTCATCTGACTGAAGACTGAACCAAACGCGCTTCGGCTGGGCAATCCTGGCCGAAGCCCAAATGGGCGTTGCCCAAGGAGAAAGTGAAATGACCACTCAATTGCGAAACATCGGGGCGCTGATCGCCGTGATGGGTGCCTCGGCCAACGCAGCGGCCACGGCCGGCGGCACCGGGGATGCTACTGCGGTCACCGGTGTGATCATCGATTTGATGGAGAGCGGCCACCCGCTTTCCGGCGTCCTGGCGATCCCCTATACCGCCACCCTGGCTGCCGGTGAAACCCTCTCGATCGGCTATACCGTCGAGAGCGGGAACGCGGATGACCTCGGTGATGCGACCACCCTGAAAACCGGTGTGAGCACCGTCGTCGCGACGGGCCCCTCAGGCGGCGGGACGGTTTCCGGCACTTTGGAAGTTGATCTTCCGCTTGCTGGCGCTGGCCGCTATGTGCGGGCGAACTTCACACCCAACCTGAGCGCATCCGGCACTGACACTGCCGAGCTGTCCTCGGTGTTGGTCCTCGGCGGTTTTGACCGCCTGCCACAATGAAGATCGTGCGCCTGATCAAGGCGTATCAGATGTATCAGGCTGGTGAGACCGCAGGTTTCAATGATGCGTTGGCCGAAAAGCTGATCGCATCAGGGGCTGCAGTTGATCCGGTTGCGGAAGCCGCCAACGCTGATGCCAAAGCGAAGGAAAATGCCGACGCGAAAGCGAAAGCCGAGGCTGAGGACAAGGAAAAGGCGGCGGCTGACGCCAACGCGAAGGCCGATGCAGATGCTAAGGAAGAGGCTGATGCCAAGGCAAAAGCCGAAGCGGATGCCAAGGCCAAGGCCGACGCGACTGGAAAGAAGGGTTAACCAATGCGGCTGACACGCACAGTTGATCCTGCTGAACTGCCCGTCTCACTGGAAGAGGCAAAGGAGTACTGTCGTGTCAATCACGATGAGGAGAATTCCTTGATTGAGTCTCTCATCGCCGCTGCCGTTGGCTATCTTGATGGCCCGTCCGGAATCCTCGGGCGGGCCATTATTGAGCAGGAATGGTTGCTGGAGTTGGATGCCTGGCCAAACCGTCTCGCCTTGCCGATCGAGCCGGTTACGGATGTCGCTGTCAGCTATATCGACATATCTGGCACGGTAACGACCGTGTCCGAGAGCCAACTGGTCATCACAGATGCACCGTCGGCCCGAACGGTATTGGAGTGGGTCGACGGATTTCAGGCGCCGGAGCTGAACGATGCACGCTACCCGGTCAAGATCACGATCACGGCAGGGTTCGGTGCTGCTGATGATGTGGATGAGGGCCTTAAGGTCGCGATCAAGATGCTGGTCGGGCACTGGTACGACAACCGCGAAACGGTGGTCATGGGAATGTCGGCCATCGAATTGCCGATGGCTGTGAGTGCGCTTCTGGCGCGCTACAGGGTGATGCTGTGAGGGCTGGCAAGCTTCGGCATCTGGTCGCGTTCAATCGGCAGGCAGAAACCCCTGATGCGTATGGCAATGTGACCGGCGCGTTTGAGCCGCTGTTCACGGTCTGGGGAAACGTACGCGAAACCTCTGGTAAGGAGCGTGTTGCCGCGGGATCGGTCGAGAACGTCCGGACGGCCACAATTCGCATCCGCTCAAGTGTCCAGGCGCGCGGGCTAACCGAAGCTGACCAGGCGGTTGCCCGTGGCGAGACATGGAATATCAGAGGTATCGCGAACGCGGACGATCAGGGCGCGATGCTAGATCTATTGGTCGAGACAGGCGGCGGACAGTGAAGAAATCAGGCTTCGAGGCGACACGATCCATGCTCAAGCGGATCACGCCCGAGATTGAGGAACAGTTCGCCCGTGCCAACCGCGAAAACGCGGAATCGGTGGTGGATATGGCAAAGGTTCTTATTCCCCAGCGATCCGGCACGAATAGGGCGCTTATCCGCAATGTCGCCGTAGACGATGGTTCACAGCTTATCGACTTCGGGCCGAAAGCAAAGGTTATCGAGGGCAAACGCGGGCCGCGTCCGTTTGTTAACCCTGCGCTGAGCGCGACGAAGAAGAAACGGGCGGCGCGGAATCGCAAGGCCATCAAAGATGCAATTAAGGTGGTGAAGTGATGCTTGGCAATATGTCTTATCAGCTTGACGATTTTGCGTTGAAGTTACGCCGCATAGAGGCCGAAACCCGTCGCCGTAAGCTTTTCTGCGCAATTCTATCGGTTGCGATTTTGGTGTCTCTGGCGGTTCTGTTCAATGGCTGACGGTTACGCTCTGGCGCTGCAAGCGGCGCTTGTCACGGTGCTTAAGGCTGACGCTGGCGTTTCTGCGCTAGTCAGCACGCGGGTTTACGACCAACCCCCGCAAAGCGCCACGCGACCATATATCCGTATTGGCGGGATTGAACCGCGCCCCCTGCGGACGGACGGCAAGAGCGCTGCCAACCTGACCTTTGGGATTGAGGCGCTCAGCCGCCCGCTAACGTCTGGGCGGGTAGAGGCCACCAGATGCGCAGAGGCTATCGTGGCGGCTCTGAATGAGGCTGCTTTGGCGGTCACGGGATACGACACGGTGCAGGTCCATTGGCAGACGCAGACGGTGGATCAGGACAACGACGGGCAAAGCTATACGGCAATCGTCGCGTTTACCGCGCTGCTGGACGGTTAATCAGCGGTCAGACCGCAATCAGACAGCATTTCAAACCCAAGCCCCTGCATCTTTCGGGAGCCTTTAAGGTCGTAGATCATGGCTTGGTTCTGGGCGATACGAGCCGCCCGTATATGGGCCTCGGCAGGCGTTCCAATCGAAAGAGATAGCGCCTCCTCTAATTCGGATCTGATTTGGTTCCTCCAAGCGCTTCGCTCCGCGGACTGTTCGCTTGCTTCAATACGGTAGCGCATGGCGGTTTCGCATATGCCTTCGGAGAGCGCAGGGCCTGCGAATAATGCAGCGAAGATAAGCACCAGTTTCATAGAATTTCCTTTGTGCAATTCTCGCAAGGGTAAGCCCATATCCCGCCCTTGGGCAAGGCAGGACTTAACGCCGCGAGGCGTCCATTTTCCACAAGGAGCCTAAACAATGGCAAAGCAAAAAGGCCGACTTCTGCTGATCAAGATTGGCGACGGCGCAGAAACCGAAGCGTTCACCACTCTCTGCGGCATCCAGTCGAAGACGTTGACCGTGAACAACAACAATTTCGATGTGACCACGATGGATTGCACGGCCCCCGGCGGGCAACTGTGGCAGGAAGTCATGACTGGGATGCGTTCCCTGGCAACATCGGGCAATGGCATCTTCGAGGGCGGCACGTCGCTTGCCCGCTTCAAGGCAATCGCCTTCGGTACGGACGCGGCGGACACTGCTGATGCAATTGGCAACTTCCAGGTCATCATCCCAGACTTTGGCACGTTCGAAGGCGCTTTCCACGTTGACAACGTGGAATTCGGCGGGGAGCAAGAAGGCGCTGTGACCTACAGCTTCGCTCTGGCATCCAGCGGCGCACCAACCTTCACAGACGCTGCATAATGCCGATCACAGCAGACGCCCCTTTGGGCGGTACGCTGGAACAGTTGGGCGGTGAAAGCCGCCCGCTGATCCTTCGCAATGGTGAGATTGAACGCTTCGAGCGGCAGCACGGGCTAGGCATCTTCGCCATGCTTGACCAGTTGCTAGGCAAGGGCGAACCGCAGGCACGTCACTGCCGAGATCTAGTCGCCTTGGGGCTGGTGGGCGGCGGGCTGAACGATAAGACCGCTGACAAGCTGGTTGACGACATGCCCCCAAGCGAAAACCACAAGATCCGCGCAATGGCGCAGGACTTGCTTTTGGCCGCGTTCCTGCCGCCAGAGGATAAAAAAAAAGCCGACGATTTAGTTGGATCGTCCGCACCGAGCGCCCCGACAAATACGAAGCGCCGGACAAAATCAAAAGCGCCATCAGCGCCGGTCTAAGCATGTCCGATTGGCGGCTCATGACGCCCGCTGATTGGTCCCTCTTTGTCGAGGGTTGGAACGAAGCACACGCAGGCGAAACAACTGCCCCGCCCACTTGGGAGCAGTTCGAGGAATTGAAGGCAAAGCATGGCTGAACCAACCGAAAAAATTGCCATCCTCCTGGAGCTCAAACAACAGGAATTCGAGAAGAAAGCCAAATCTGCGGGCGCGGCAATTGATCGACTTGAGCGCAAGTTCACGCCCCTTGCGGCGGCAGAAGCAAAGCTGGAAAAGCAGCAATTGCGGTTCAACGCGGCGCTTGAAGCTGGCACGATTGATGCGGCACAGCACGCCAAGGGCATGGACCTTGTTCAGCGCGAATATGAGCAGACCGCCGAGCGTGCGAAGCGACTGACAAGCAATGTCGTTGCGATGAATAGCAGCGTTGCGGCACAAACCGGCTTCATGACGCGCAACCGGCATATCTTCCAGCAGGGCGGCTATCAGGTGGGCGACTTCGCGGTGCAGGTTCAAGGCGGCACATCGGCGCTTACAGCTTTCACGCAGCAAGGTTCGCAGCTTCTGGGCATTCTTGGCCCGTGGGGCGCTATCATGGGTGCAGTGCTGGCCGTTGGTGCGCCGCTGGCTGGCG